GTGATCGCCTCGTTGAGCCCGGGTCCGACGTCCTCGATCAGCGCGAGCGCTTCGAAGGTCCGCCCCTGGTTCACGAGGTTCTGAATTTCTTCCAGGGACTGTAGGCCTTTGGCCTCAGCGACCAGCTCCAGGAACGTCCGACGGATGTTTGCGTCCGCCGCATCAATCAGGGCGAGCGTCCTACTCAGGTCGTCCAGCCCACTCGGGGTAAATTCTGCGGCTGCCATCAGTAGTCCGATCAGGTCATACGCGTTAGGCCAGTCCGGACCCCCATAGCTAGGGCCCAGGCGGGACATGTCATGAAATCCCGAAGTCCCAATCGATGAACACGGACTCCGCTGCGCCGACTACGGTCGCTCCACCAAGCTGCCCACCCACATAACAGGAAATGTACTCTTGCACGGTTGCCGGGAAACGCGTGGCTGCGTTGGCTCCTGAGTTCGTGGCAGAGAAGTACTCGGTCTCATCTTCAGTCTCGAGATCGCCAACCTTCTTGCGCTCAAGAACGCGTCGGACGTTCGACCCTGTGTTCGTCTGCGTCTGCGTGGTTGCGTCTTGGAGAATTGCAAGCGCATACTCGTAGGAGCCGAAAATGACTCGTTCTGGGATCTGGTTCGGATCAGCCACGATCCCATCGCAGGTCGGAACGCCCGTACGTGGCCACGCGAGAGGCTGTGGTGTAGTGGGATCCGTCATAGACCCAACCCACAGCTGCTTATCGAAAATGCGTCCAGCCGTGACAAGCGCACGCGCCTGATCGTCGATAGAGGCTGAATCCCAGGCTGTGGCGTTCAGGGTGCCTGCGAAATAGCTAGACGCTGACAGAACAACCGGAGGACCTGCGTCATCGATAATATGCTCACCGTAGATGTCAAACGTCTTACCTGCGATTGAGACAGTACCCACTGTGAATCCCCTACTTACTGATGTCCTGTTGCCACTCGACTTTGCCTTTCGCAACGGTGCGAATAAGTCCGCTCAAGTCGGTCTCCTGGAGGTCGTAGTAGAGTGTGCCTAGCTGATCCGCTTCTGCGGGGCTGAGGTTGATGCTTACGGTGTTGCCTGAAATGGTGCCTGTGGCAGAAAAGGTTGCCGCGGGTGTACCTCCAACCGGTACCGGGCTGGTGTTGACAGTGAAGACGTAGGTGAATCCCGCAATCGTAGCGGGCGTGCCGTCCTCATTCAGAATGTCGAACCCGAATGGCTGGGTGTCACCTCGTTGAAGACACAGGTCTACTTCGACAGCGCATCTGTTCAGTGTCGTTGCCATTAGTTCGTCCCCACGGAGATATTCCCCGTTGAATTTTGGACCTCGATGTTGGTAGCGGGAGCGGTGACGTCAAGGGCATCAGCCTTGTACCTCACTTCGACATTGTCAGCCACGTAGAAAACCTCCAGCGGGTTGAGGGCAGTTTCGCTCGCGCGGGGTAGCGCGTCAAGCGTGGCCACACAGCCAAGTTCCGCCGCTGCGAGAACGGTGCCCAGGACGCTGGCGGAGGCGTCCAGGATGGTGACAGTCGCAAGCTCCGCGGAAAGGGTGCGAGACCGCTCTGCATCTGCGTCGAGCGTAGCTGTGGACGAAAGCTCAGCGGCAGCTATCCGTGATACTTCTGCATCTGCGTCGAGCGCAGCTGTACTTGTTAGCTCCGAAGTCGGGAGCAGCCGTCGCTCCCCATCTGCGTCTAGCGTCGCAGCGGATGACAGCTCAGAGGCTGGTAGTAGCTTGTGGACCGCGTCTGCGTCGAGAGTCGCTATGGAAGAAAGCTCGGAAGCAGCCTCCCGACTAGCAGAGGCTGCTGCGTCTAGCGTAGCTGTGGACGAGAGTTCTGACTCAGGCAGTAGTCCGCGAACGGCGTCCGCGTCGAGAGTCGCTACGGAAGAAAGCTCTGAAGCTGCTTCGACTACACCCGCAGCGGTGACCGTAGCATCCGCGTCGATCGTGGCTGTAGAGGAAAGTTCAGAAGCAGCCTCCCGACTTCTCTCTGCGTCGGCGTCCAAGGTTGCCGTGGCAGAAAGTTCAGAAGCCGCGACTCGTGAAACTTCGGTGTCTGCGTCTAGGGTTGCTACCGAAGACAGCTCTGACGCTGGCAGCAGCGTGCGAATAGCATCTGCGTCAAGCGTTGCCGCGCTGGCAAGCTCAGAGGCGGACAGTAGTTTGTGGACAGCATCAGCGTCTAGTGTCGCAGTGGTCGACAGCTCGGAGGCGGCCTCTCTAGATACCTCGGCGTCAGCGTCTAGGGTTGCGGTAGACGAAAGCTCGGAGGCTGCTTCGACTACCCCGATGACTTCGGCGTCCGCGTCAATAGTAGCCACCGACGAAAGCTCGGAAGCTAGAACACGGGATCGTTCAGCATCAGCATCAACCGTAGCCGTGGATGAAAGCTCAGTTGCTGCATTCAGCGTCTTCGTTGCGTCGGCATCAAGAGTCGCTGTGGACGAAAGCTCAGATGCGGGCAAGAGGGTCAGAAGAGCATCCGCGTCAAGCGTAGCGGCCGACGACAGCTCGGAGGCTGCTTCCAGGTTGGTGGAAGCATTCGCGTCTAGGGTCGCTACGGAAGAAAGCTCGGAAGCTGCTTCTCTGGATACTTCGGCGTCCGCATCTACCGTGGCAGCGGAAGAAAGCTCAGAGGCTGGGAAGAGAGTCTTTTCGGCGTCCGCATCCAGGGTGGCGGTGCTGGATAGCTCAGAGGCTGCGCTGATGACTACTAGACTGGCGTCGGCGTCGATTGTCGCCGTTGACGAAAGTTCGGCCGCCGCTTCGCGTGTGACTTCAGCGTCCGCATCCAGGGTGGCGGAAGAAGATAGCTCTGAAGCCGCAGCAATCGTTGTTGGACCGATGGCGAACTGGGCCCAGCGGGTGGTGGTGTCTGCCACCGTGGACATATTGATAGTCCAGCCGGTTGAGTCCATGCTGGAGTGAGTCCCTACGAAATGGGCGCCCCCCGTCTCATCGCGAGTGTTTATTCCGGTGTTAGCGTAGGACTGCGTGTTCGTTGTCGTGACGTTGTCTTCACCACTAACACCTTGAGTGTATTCATTGGTATCGTCCGTGAAGTAGACGCTCCAGATACCAGACTCGTCCGCGTTTGTGCTGTAGAGGGTATCCACAGCTGCTCCGCCAAACGGAAACAGCAACAAGAAGTCGGGTTTGAATCCGGGGTCAGTATTAGAAAGATCCCCTGTTCCGGTGGGCCCCGCAAAGTCGCCTACATACGCCTGAGCCGCTCCTCCAAAGTTCAGGGACAGCATGGCGAAGTTACTATTAGACCCGCTCGGCCCTTCTTGACTTAGCGTGAAACCATCGGTGTCGAAGCTGTCGATCACTAGGCGTCGGCTGACGGTAGCGTTGGTGTTCCAGCCCATCACCACAGCGTCTGTATAGAGAATGTTCTGTATGTTAGAGGTAGCGACGGCGTCTTCGTCTCTGGTCGAGTACATAATCGCGCCGTCAGCGCTCATCGCAGCCGAGTCACCGTTGACGCCGATGCCCATCGTCATTTGACCGACGTTCTGGGGGTTGGCGTCTACGATGCCTGTATTACTAATCCCGAATATCACGTCGGGCTCAAAGCCCACGCCTGTGTGGGCCTGCCCGACTCCGTTCGCTGCGGTCTGCGTGAAGACGCTTAGGTCTACGCTTAGGTCAGACCCACCGAAGAAAATGAAATGGAGGAGGTAGGCGTTGCCGTCATTGACGCCCCAGTTTATCCGGACGCCATCCGTGATGAATGAGTCGTGATTGGCTTCAGAGTTGACCGGCGTCGAGCCGTTGGTGGGCCAGATAGTGATGACTTCATCACTCGCGGTAGCTCGGTTATCTTCTGTAGTCGTGACGTTATGCGTCCAGCCAGCCCAGACGCATCGGCTGGTCGTACCGTCTGAGCCACCATAGGACCAATTCGCACCATCTACAGCGGTGCCGCTACTCGTGACCGGTGAGGCGAAGACGAGATAAGCCTTGACAGTCCCGAACCCGCTGATGGTAATATCTTGGGTTCCGGTACTGGTGGCCGCAGCCACCCGCGTGGTGGCGACATTGATAGCCATGTTAGGTCAAGCCGAGTAGGGACTTGTACTTCGTCTTGGTGATCAGACCCTGTTCAGCCAGAATCCCCGCCGCCTCCAGGTCAGAGTGGAAGTGGAGTTTCTCGTCAGCGGTCCTGGAGGTATAGAACGTCTGCAGCTCATCGAGCTGAACCTCGTCCGCCGCTGTCATGTTGAACGCAGCAACCACCTGGGCGCGAGTCAGCTCACCCTCAGCCCAGAACCAGACAGCAGCACTGAAAGCATGGTTGGATATGTACCGGCCCGGATCTGGGTCGTCGTGAAAGATGCGGTCGATCAGGGCCATGTTCTCACCTTTTCGAAGGCGAAGAAGGGCCTTGGTGATCCACCGCACGAGCCGGGACCACCAAGAACCCATTCTACTAGGTCAGTGTGACACCAAGGGTCGTGGCAGGGAACTCGATCTGATCCGTGTCGTTCACAACCTTGGAAGCAGTCAGCGCCCCGTGGAACAGTAGGTTCCCGACCGTAGCTGCATCGAAGATGCCTACGTGCGTGATCGTGCCCCAGTTACCGCCAGAAGCCTGCGGAAACGTCACCGCCGCTGTGTTCTCGGCGCGCGTTGCGACGCCAGAAATAGTCCAGCCGCCGGTCATCGTCACCCGGGCATAAGCGTTTCCGGACACTTCAGTCCCGCCACCCGTATCCGACGGTGCTGCTGTAAACAGAGCCACGTACACCGAGGTGGGTGACGTGTACGCATTGTTGTTTAGTACATGGTCCAGAAGTTCTCCTTCCAGAAAGTCACTCATTGCTGCCATTGCTAGTTGCCTCCTGACGGGTTGTCGTCCTTGCCGTCGTCGTTGGGGTCATTGCTTGCCATCAAGCTGACCAATTCGTTCAGGTCAATCTCCTTTTGTGGAGATAGACCCAGCATCTGGCGAATCTCGTTGATTGCCGGATCATCCGGTGCAAGCATGGCACCGGCCGTCGCCATGGACTGCAGCGTCGTAGCCATCTCTGCGATGTCCTGGAAGGCGATCTGTTCGGTTCGAAATGTAGGCATCAGCGCCTCGTCCCACCCGTTGATGCGAAAGAGAGTCTCAACTACGTCATGCTGCATCGCCCATCGGATCTCGTTCAGCGAACTGTCAACCATGAGTGCGAAGTTGTCGCTCTTCTGCTTCGACATAGCGAAAGAACCGGCGGAGTCCGACCCAAGCATCAACTCTTCTACGCCCATGATGCGCGCCATCTCTCGATTCAGCCGTTCGATGGCCGTTGCGACTGCAACTGCGGAATCTGCACTTCCGCTGGTCATCGTTTCGACGTCCCACTGACGGTTGGCTGTCGGTGTCATCTGCTCACCGGTTCCGGTGTACACAGCTGAATCGATCATCAGCCCGGCGTTTGGGCGGCGGGCGTGATCGGCGAGCCAGCCAACGAGTGCGGAGGTCGCTGCCGCTCCCTGCTCGACGGTGATCTTGCCTGCCGTGACGTTCGCCTGGATTTGCTGAAGGGGCGCGCGGACGAGCGGCACCCCCTGCAAGTCCATTTCGTAACCATAGGTCTCGAGACGCTGCAACTCCGCGAGCGTTTCAGCCGGCTGGGTCAGTTGCCGCAAAATCCCGAGACCTTCGGGAGTGTCGTTGAGGGCATCGTCCACAACGTAGACTGTCTTGGCGCGTGGCAGATAGGTGAACTCGAACGTGTTCGGGTTCTTCTGAGTGCAGCCGATGACGTTCCCGTCGGCCTCAGTGTCCCACTGCTCGATAGTGTTTTGTGGACGCGTAGCGATATCGAGAAGACCGAACGTGCCGTCCTCCTCGCGCTTCGCGATCCACTCTTGAACGGAGAATCCGTAGAAACGATACATGCCTGCCGAACGGATTACGCGTGACCAGGGGCGCCGCATGCCGTGGATGATCTCGAACGTGCGCTCGGCGAGTTTTTCTGCCTCCGCGGAGTCATCGGCCGGGTCCAGCGTCCAGTTGGCCTTCGCCAAGAGATTCAGGTAGTACCGCGCGCCTGCTGCAATGATCGATGTATTCGCGATCATGTCCGCCCAGGTGGTGTAGCGCTGCTGACCCTGGAGGCTGGCGTTCTTCTCGCGGGACTGGATGTATCCGCCGACCACCTGAACGCCAGACGTTCCGCGGACGGCGGTTGGGTTCGGGTTCTCGGTTCGGGCGACATCGCTGGGCGCTCGTGCGCCGCTCAGAAACTGGACAGCCATCTAGACTCCTCAGCGATTGAACGGAATGATCATCGGTGCGGAACCGACGACCGCGGTCTTCTGCATCGTCAGGCGCATGAACGCGCGGGACAGTGCATCAGCCTGGTCCTTGAACTCGCCGTTGGGAAACAAGCATAGCTCATTGACAAGCGCATCGTTCCAG